AATGTTTTTAATCTTGCTGGGATAACCTTTGTGCTGTTGCATTCATCACAACATTCGCCATCTTTTATAGGTAATGGGTTGTTTCCATATTGCTGGTTATCTCCCCATCCATATGATTTATTTCCACATAATACACATTTGAATCCTTTTGCCATTTTAGTTGCTCTCCCTTGTTCTTCTAAGACTTGTTCAATAGCTTTCAAGCTTTCTGTATCTGCATAATTCTCTGGATTGCCAGACTCAAACCTTGATACCCACTCTCCAAAATATCCGCATTCCTTCTCAAACTTGATGTTCTTATTTGGAAATCGGATAGCAAAAAATCTCTCGACTTGTTTTTCGATATTTAGTTCTGTCATTTTAGTTCTCCTCTTCCCCACACATCATACAAGTATAAGTTTGTGTTCTTATATTTAGTTCTCCTATACCTGTTTTATTGCAGTGAGGACATTCGTAATCGTCTATTTGTACAAGTACCATTTTAGTTACTCACCTCTGCAGGTCTGACATTCGGGAAAGCACAATTACAATCTGATTCTTCACCAGACCAATGATTTCCACAGTTGAAGCATTTCCATTTAGCTATTGTGTTTTCATTACCGACACTCTCGGTTGATGGGTTACCATCATTTTTATTTGTTTTTTCCATAATTATATTAATAATTATAGGTATTTAAACCTTTATATACTCTAACATATATACTGCAGTATATAGGTTTTAGTGTAAATGAGTCAAAATTTCGTTACCGTCCGAGCTTCGTTACCGTAAGAGAATATAAAGATTTATTCTCTAACATATATACTGCAGTATGGTATGTTTTAGTGGAAATAGGTCAAAATGAGTCAAAATGGGTCAAAAGTAGGCGATTTTTACAAGGTAAATTTTCAATTTTTTACCTTATAAAAATTGCCTAAAACACCATTATTTTCAGGATATTTTTGAACAAAATAAAAATTTTACCTTGTAAGTTAAGTACGTTAAGTATTATTATTATATATTGCTATTAAATACATGTATAAAATATATAAAGACGTAACTTTATTATCCTTAACTCCCTTAACTCATATATTCTTATAGAGTTATATAATTTATAACTATGTATTTAAAAAGATTCTTTGATTAATAAAATAAGATGATACAAAAGAATGTCCAAATAAAAGATGACCAAGATGCCTTTCTGAAAGAACAGAAATTGAGTTTTAATTTTTCAAAATTTGTAAGAGCTAAGTTGGATGAATATATAGAATTTAATTCAAAGGAGGTATTGAAAAATGTTAAATAAGAAAGAAGTGTTTGATTTGTGTATCAGAGAAGCGATTGAAATGGGTCGAGAATATATGACAATCTGTGACACCCACAAAACACCTACGCAACAAGAATGGGATTTGGCTTTGATTTTATTTCAAAAAAGAATTAATGATGAAAAAGAAATTTAGAGAAATGACTGAAGATGAGAAGAGGGTCACCAAGATAGCACTTGATGGAAGACAGGCTGAAGTTGACCATCTGAAATTGATGGTTGAGTATAACACTTTCATGTTGGACAAAATGCTGAAGAGTAATTATTTGGAGAAGAGGAGAGGATTCAAGAAACAGAATGAAGATTTTAAGGCTGAAATTGAGGAACATGAGCGAATCATTGAAAAAACGACTACACAAATGACTGAAGGTATTGAGATTAAAGGAGAGACAGGGCAAGGAATAAAAAATATGCCTGGGGTGGAGTAATGATAAAGAAAAGTGATTATCTTTTGTTAGATGCTGTGTATGAAGGTTTAAGGAAAATGAAAGGAGGTTGTAGAAATGGCAGATAATGTTGGAATAATAAGAGTTCCTACGAGTGAAGAAAAGCAGGATTATAGTCAGTTGGGTCTGATGACTCCGCAGACTAAATTTCTGAAAGAATTGTCAAAAGTTAGTCAAGGTTTTGTAAAAGAACACAAACCATTTGATTCTCAATGTGCCAAATTAGATTTTGCTGATGAGTTAGAGAAGATTGAGAGAGAAAGTGAAAGAGAATTTGGATATATCAGAGAAGGAGATGTGAGAAAATTGAAATTTGAGAATTTGGAGAAATATGGCGATTTGAAAAGATTTACTTTAGAGGAAGATGATGAAGAGGTTGAAATGCAAAATGTGAATAATACAAAAACTGCAGTTGTGATTGGACATACTATGAAGTATGTTTGTAGAGGTAGGAATCATGGATGTAGCGTGTTTGTACCGATGGAATTGTGGAATGAGCGTTTTGGGAAGAAAAAATCTAAAGTTGTAGAGGAGAAATAATTATTATAATTTATATTTTCATTTATTATTTATAATGGCAAAAGCAGGAAATCCTAATATTCGTAATATTGGTTTTGGTAGCAGACCAAAAGAAGTTGATGATGAGTATAGGTCAAGGATTAAAGGTGTTCCAAAAAAGAGGAGGTGGACAAAAGAAACTTGTATTTTTCAATTAGAGGAGTTAATGGATTTACTTAAAAAGAAAATTGATGATAATGATTTTAAAGAGTTGCAAGTTATTATTGATAAGATGATGGACATCATAAGATATTTGTATCCTCCAGTGCAACAAAATGTAAATTTAAATATTGATGTGACTACAGACGCTGTTTTGGAGAGATTGAAGAATTGGAAGAAGGAACAGATTGTTGTAATTGGCGAGGAGGAAAAAGATGACGATAAAGAATAAACACATAATTCATTTTATAAGAAAAATTAAAAAGGAAGATGATTATATGGACCAGAAGTGGAGATATATTTGCTGTGGTTCTTACACAAAAGAAAAATCTACAATAATAGAAAAGAAAGTTACTTGTAAGAATTGTTTGAGGGCATTAAAAAATGAAAAGTAAATATAACCTCAAAGAAATAATTTATAGTATATGGTTTGTTAGACTTTTCTTTTGGTTGTGTGGAAATAGAAGAGGAGGTGAAGATGAAAAATAAAGTATTGACAAAAGAAGAAATAATTAGAGCTGGAGATATAACAGAAGCAATTCATAAATTAGAAGATGAGCTTAAAGAAATTTATGGTCCTGTGCAAGTGGAGTTGGTAGATGACATTTGAAGAATATATAAAATATCATAAGGAGATACATGGAAATAAAGATGACCAGGAGGGGTATGGAGATTATGGGACCTAAAGTTGAAGTAAGAACATTAGAATTGACACCAGAGGATTTTTTAGACCCAGTTGGATTTCAGAGAGCATATCTTAATCAAACTCCTCATAAGAAACAGATTGAAGTTTTAAAGAGTCCGCATAAGAATAAGATTATTGTTTGTGGAAGGCGAAGTGGGAAGAGTCAGATGATTGCAGGTGAACTTGTTAGAGGAGCGTTGGTGATTCCAGAATATAAGAAACAAATTTTAATTGCTCCGACCTATAAGCAGGCAATGATTGTATACTATAAGATTAATGAGATTATGTATGCTGCTGGTGTCATTGCTGATGTTGATAAATTCATTAAATCTCCTCATCCAAAAATCTTTTTTAAGAATGGTAGTGTAATTGATTTTGGGAGTGCAGACAATCCAGATAGTCTAAGAGGAGAAGCTTATGGAAGGATATTCTTAGATGAGAGTGCTTTTATTAAAGAAGGAGCAATGCACGCTATTAAGCCGTTGAGTTATGATACTGGTGCTCCAGTTTGGGAAACTACTACTCCTTGGGGAAAAGGTGATGTTTGGGAAAGGTGGAGAAGAGGACAAAAAGGAGATGAGGATTATGGATGTTTCCATTACAACTACTTAGATAATCCTTATCTTAGTCCTGAAGGTATTAAAGAAATTGAGAAAGACATTATTGAGTGGGGGGAGGATAGCATATATGTCCAGTGTGAGATTCTTGGCAATTTTGTGGAGGATAGAGATGCATATTTCTCACAAGAATTGGTTAATAGTTGTGTGGATGATTATGAGATGGGACAATTCCATCCAAAAAGTCAATTTGTCTGTGGAGTGGATATTGCTGGGATGGGAGAAGATGAGAGTGTGTTTATTGTTGTGGAGAAAGATAGTAGAAGTAGGATTAGGGTTAATTTCATTGATAATTATTTGAAGAATAAGCCAAGAGAAGTGGTAGGTGAGGTTCAATTATTGAATGCTAAATATACTTTCGAAAAGACATATTTAGATGAGACAGGTGCTGGTGAAGGACCAACAGATTGGTTAAAAGAAAGTTTAAGTGAGGAAAAAGTGGAAGGAGTTAGGTTTAGTATAAAGACTAAGATGGACATGTATTCTAATTTGAAGAAATTGATGCAACAAGGAAAAATAAAAATTCCTAATCATAAGAAGTTGTTGTATCAGTTGATGGATTTGAAATATGAATTAATGAGTAGTGGCGATATGAAGATACACCACAGTGATAAAGGGCATGATGACTATCCTGATGCTTTAGCTCTTGCTTGTTTGTATTTTAAAGAGGAAGATTCAGATTATGATGCTTTTATTATGTGATGTGAATTATATAAATTAATTCTAATTATTTAAAAAGATTTAATATATTATAATATATTGGGGAAAGAGAGTGTGGTAAAACAAAAACCAAAGATTATGTTAGAGGAGGATACAAAATTAATTCTTGACAAATGTAAAATTCATGATAGGGAGACTTATGATGATATTGTTAGGAGGCTGTTAAAGAAATAAAATGGGAATAAAAGAATTGTTTAAGAAAAAAGAAGGTGCTGCTGTAGAGACATACAATCCAATATTTGTAACTAATGCTGTTGACGTCGCTATTAATGCTGATAAGCCAAATTTCAAAGGCGAAGTCGAAAAAAAAGATGTCAAATTTCCAGCAATATTAGGAGAAGAACATCCATTTGATTTTGCTGTGACAGAAGGACTGTTCCAGAAGTTTGGATATGCTAATGGAGTTGTTAATAAGTATGTGGACTTTATTGTGGGTCCTGGCTTTTGGGTAGAGAGTGAAAATGAAAGAGCAACGAAAATAATTACTGACTTTATGCAAGATGTTAATTTTGATACTGTATTGAGAGATTGGATTAAGGAAGGATTAGTAAAGAATGGATTTTTGGAATTGGGTGGAAAGAAAGATGAGTCAGTAAAGGGAGTTAAGATTTTAGATGCTAAGTGGATGTATGTGCAGAGAGACAAATTTGGAGTTATTGAAAAATACAATCAGTATAGAGGAGGATTTGATAAATTTTCTAAAGATAAAATAAATGATTTTGACCCATATCAAGTTGCTCATATTGCATTCAATAAGATTGGGGATATGGCTTATGGAATGGGAATTATATTTCCTGCAATGAATACAATTAATAATCTTCTCCAAAACGAGAAAGACTTACATATGCTGATGCATAGAAAAGCAAATTCTCCTTATCATGTTAAGTTGGGTGGAGTTGTGGGAGGCAAATACTTTAAGCCAAATCCTGCTACTTTAGTTAAGTTTGGAAAAGACTTAGAATGGCTTCATAATAAACACGAATGGGTGACAGATGGCTTGACAGATATTAAGGCGATTGATTTTGGGAATATTGGAGAGAAGTTTAATGAGGTATTAAAGTATGATGAGGAAATGTTGCTTTATACATTTCAGGTTCCTTCTGTGTTGATGGGGACGGCGAATATCAATGAGGGCATTGCTAAAGTTCAGATGGATGCTTTTGAGAGAAGAATCAAATCATTTCAGGCAGAAATAGAAAAGGTTATTGAGCAGAAGATATTTAAGAGGATACTACTTGCAAATGGATTTGATGTTCATGTGGAGTTCCATTGGGGAAGACCGTCTAATACAGAGAGATATGAAAGAATTATGAAGATATCACCAATAATGACAAGTCAAACTACATCTCACACTTTATTAAGAATGTTAGAGAGAGAGACTGTTAAGCTTTTGGAACTGGACGAAGAAGAGTTTGAGGAAATGGCTTTAGAAGAAGATGAAGAAAAAAAGAAACAGGAAGAAGAAGAAAGAAAAAGAGAATTGGAACGCCCTCAGCCTATTGTTCCTGGACAAAATGCTAAACCTCCAAAACCTGTTCCTAAGGAAAGTGTTAATGAAAGTCTGGATAAATTGAATGATATTGAAGAATGGTTGGGATTTAATTATAGAGAATATCTGGATGAAATCGTTGGTGTTGTTAAAAAAGAAAAGTTTAAGTTTCTGGTAGGAGATACAAAAACTAAGATAGAAGCAGGAATGTTTACTGAAGAGCAAGCAGATAAACTAAGAGTAGTTCTGGAAGATGGATTTAGAAAAGGAAAGAGCATAAAGGAGATGGCGATTGATGTTACTAAAGAAGTTAAGCCAAAAGATTTGGTGAAAATGGAGAATGGTAAAATTGTATTAGGGGCTGCTGGGTTGGCAATATTGGTTACGGGCAAGAAAGCAAGAAGTGTTGGAATTGTGAGAACTGAAGTTACAAACTTAGCGAATAAAGGAGCAGAAGAACATTATAAAAGTAAAGGTGTTAAGAAAGTTAGGTGGGTAGCATCTTATGGAGCGAGAACATGTCCAGAATGTGAAGCATTAGATGGACAGATTTTTAATATTGGTGAAGGACCAAGACCTGCACTCCATCCTCTTTGTAGGTGCACTATGGTGGCTGTATCGGAGGTGATATGATGAAAGAGAGACCAATATGTGCAGTAGAGGGATGCACAAGAGGAGCATTGATATTATTTGGAGACAGTTGGATTTGTGGGAATTGTATGGCAGCATATGATAGGAAAATGAAAGAACAGCAATTTAAAAGTCTTCAGGAGGTTTTGGGAAATGATTAAAATATGTCCAAGGTGTCAGCAAAGAATAACAATGGAAGCTAACACAGTAGATTTTGAACATGCCTGTAATTCTGGTAATCCTGCTTTGGATAATGAGGATGTTGTGGTAATTGGTTCGTGGGAAGATTTTACTGGAAGTGGGGATAGACAAAATGTTTTTTTACAGGGTGCAGAAAATGAACTTTTTGGAACAAGAGCTGATATAGAAGGAGAAGATAATGAAAGGGTCACAAGAAGGGGGCTTCGAACATCAACAAGAAGGACAAGACAACATATTGAGCATATTGACTTGTAAAAATAATTTTATGGAAAAAATAACAGGACCTATAATAAAAAATGGTATTCAAGAGATTGAAGAAATAGAGTTAAAAGAGGGAAAAAAGAAAAATGGACGAAAAAAAAAGAAGAAAACGAGTAATTCATCAATCTGATTTAGAAAGAAGAATCATTAAGGATGAGACGGTGGTGACTTGTGATAATGAGAAGTGTGAGTATCGAGGGGAGATGCTTTGGTGCTATCTCAGCCAAGAGAAGCGGTGTGGGATTTATCTGGATTATGCGAATGGTTCAAGATAAAACAATAAAACAGATTTATATAAAATAATTCTATTTATTTAAAAAGTTTCTTTAATTATTATTTTTAGAGGAAACAGAATGCCAACTAAATTTAATAAGAAAGCACCAATCAAAAAATCTAAAAAGGATTGGCATGTAGTAGAATTCTTTGTACCAATTAAAGAGTCTGTTGGAGTAGGAGATGATTTTTTTATTAGAGGAGTAGCGATTAATGAAACAACAACTCGAAATGGCATTACTTATGTTGCGTCTGAATTAGAATCTGCAGCTCCAAGTTTTAGAAATAAGCCAATTATGGTAGACCATTCCTCTGACATTAAAGATATTGTTGGAAGGACAACTGAAAATGTTAATTTTAATTCAGTAAATAAGTCTATTGATTTTGAAGGAAAGATTATGGATAGCAGAATTAAAGAAATGATTAATGATGGTAGAATTACAGATGTTAGTATCGGAGCAACTGTAGAAGACATGATTAAAGATGATAATAAAGGGACAATTACTGCTGTAGGATTAGAAGGATTAGAGATTAGTTTGGTAGCTATTCCAGGTGACCCAGGAGCTGGATTGGCGAATGCTTTGCAAGAATCTTTTAAATTGAAAGAGATGCAAATGAATGGTAAGGAAGTTGATATTGAACTAAATAAAGAAGAGGAGGACGATATGGAAAAAGCGGAAGACGAAAAAGTAGAACCTACAGAAACTCCAGCTAAAGAAATACCTGAAGAAACTACAGAAGAGTCTGCAAAGACAGTAACTAATGTTAATGTAGACATGAGTGCAGTTGCAAAAAGTATTCAATCTTTAACTGAACAAGTTTCGATGTTGGCTAAGAAAGTCAAAGAACAAGATGAAACTCCAGCTCCAACTGAAACACCAGAAAAGGATTCAGGGGAAGATGATATTCCAGAACCACAAGTTAAAGACGAGACTAAGGGTGAAGTTGGTAGTGAAGAAGTAGAAACACCAGCTGAAACTGAAGAGGGTTTTGTTTTAGAAAAAGCTGATACTGGAAAGGGTTTCCAGATTTATAGGGACTATTCTAAGGCTAGTGGCAAGTTCAACAGACTTTGTAGGTAAAACTTACATTTTTGAAAGGAGGTAGAAAGATAGATGGCAGTTAATCCATTAGGGTATCAGAACATCACAGATGGTGGTACACCTAGGATTATAACAGGATATGCTAAAGCGGTAGTAAGTGGAGGTAATCTAGTAGGAGCATCTGGAGCAGCAGGAGTTGTTTCAAGTGGAGTTAGTAGTTTTGCATCTACAGACATTGAAGTATCTGAGTTAGTTGATATTGCTGATGGTGCAGGAGCAGCAAATTTTATTGGTATAGCATTGCACAATACAGCAAGTGGAGCACCAGTTTCAATCTCTACAAGAGGCTCACACATATTAACAGTAAGTGGTGCAAATGTAGAAGCAGGATTTAAAGTACAAGCAATGGGAGAAAGCAATGTTGGGGAACTAGCAATTAGTCAGTCAGGAGCATTTGGAGCTATTGGTCGAGCATGGACTTGTGGAAGCGAAGATGATTTTATTGTTGTCGATATTCACGGATAAAAATGGCAAAAGATATGAAATACGTTAAAGAATTGTTACAAACAAGTCTTGGTACAGAAGGTCAACTTTTGATTCCACGAAAAATTCACGATACTCTTATTGGAGAGGTCGATAAGAATCTTATTCCGAGAAGCGAAGCAGCACTTTATTTTGGACCAGGTGACATTCCAGGTTCAAGTATTGATGTAGATACAGTTGACCCAAATACTATGAATATCAGAGTTGTTGGAGAAGGGGCAGAAAGTCCAATAGACCAACCAGGATATTCTAACTTCAATATGAAACCAGTCAAGTATGGAGTTGCAATTAGAATTACATCAGAAATGCTTGAGGACAGCAAGTGGAATTTACTTCAGCATAGCGTAATGACAGCAGGAAAGCGATTTGCTGAAAATGAGACAAGTCTTATTTTGGCTAATGCATTAGATAATGCTAATAGTACAGTTTCAGGTGGTGCAGCGATAGTTATCGCAAACATTACTCGAGCAATGCAGTATTTGGATGATGAAGACTATACTCCAACCACAATATTTGTTGGTATGGAAGTATTGAATGATTTGAGGAATATTGATACTTTTGTTGAAGCAAATAAGGTCGGTAATACAGATATGCTCGCAAGAGGATTTTTGGGAACAATTTACGGACTTAATGTTTTGAAATTTTCGACAAATGCAGCACCTTCAAGTACATATAGCAAATATGCATATGTAACAGACAAGATGCACGCTTACATTATAGCTGAGAAGAGACCTGTGACAATCCGTAACTTTGATTTGCCTGTATATGATATGAGCGCAGCGAATATCACACAGAGAATCATAGTTAGACAATTAAGGGCAAAAGCAATAGCTAAAATTGAAACATCATAAATAATTATTATTATTTTTGTTGGTTTTTCATTTTTCGATTTTGGAAAAAACCAACAAGTCTTCGGACTTTAAAATCAAATTAGTGAAAGGAGGAAAAAAGTAAAAAGATGGCAAGTTTAAGAGACGGTCTTGGTGGAGAAGAAATATCCCCAAGCGGTGTTGAAGTTAGTGGAACGAACATGGTTTATGTTCATCCATATTTCTTGGGTAGTGTAACAACTGAAGAAAAGTTTGTTAATCCTGAAGGAGAACTACAGTCTGTTGCAGCAGGAAGTACATATGGAGCAATTGTTCAATGCGGTTCAGCAACATTATCAAGCAATGAAGTTTCAGTATTGTTTAAAACAGCTTATACAGGAGCACCAATAGTAACAGTATCCAATTTAGATAATGTAGGAAGTCAAACTGTGTGGGTAGGAAGTACTATAAGTGCAACAGGGTTTACAGCTGTAGGAACTGCTTCTGATGATGAGCTTAGTTGGATTGCTGTCGGTATTTAATTATAATTTGAATTAAACGCCGAAGAGCAAGTTCAAAAGAGCCCTGAACGATAAGGAATATGGTAAGAGGAGAACGAATAAAGTTTTATACATTTCAAAGTGCAGAATTAACAGGCGATGCAACTGCTGGTGAAGTAGATGTTTATACTGAAAATCCATTGAATGGAAGAATTCAAGCTATATATTTTCAAGCAGGAGATTGGGATGCAACAGGAAGTATTGTAATAAGTGTTTCTGGTTTAGGAACAGAAGGAACAATATTAAATATGGTTAGTGGAACAGCAACAGGGCATTACTTAAGTGAAGATTGGGTAGTGTTTCCTAGAGTAGAATCTGTTTTAACAGATGGTGTAAGTGCATCAGGGACATATGGATATGATGACCATGCAGAAATACCAATTTGGTCTAATGCAAGAGTTCAAACTGGAATAGTAGGAACAGGCAGTATGGCAAGTGGACTAACAATTGTTTACATTTAAATTCATGGGAACCTTGAATAGTATTGGTATAGGAAGTATAGTGTTAAACATGGTGGAAAATGTTCCAGCTACAATTAGTGGAGCTACGATGTGGAATGTGGCTGACAACGAAAGATTTAATGCTCAGAATTTAACTGGAGATGCTATTAGCTCAGACATTCCTGAGAAATATCAACCTGCAATTATTAGTTTAACAGCAGCTGGTGTTGTTAGATTAATGGAATTAACAGGAGCAGATGTGGGTAACATTAGATTAGGAGATTTTAGTGTAAGTAAAGGAGGACAAAGTAATACAGCAGTGACATCAGCAAGTTTAAGAGAAGATGGAATTGCAAAACTTCATAGCTTAGGATATTCATTTGGTTACTTTAAAGCATTAGGATAATGGTTAGAGAAAGATATGTTGAAGCAGAAACATTTGAAGCTGTGAGAAGTAATCAGGATAAATTAATTAAAGTTTTAAATCATAACATGACTAAGATGAAGGTGGATATTTCATGGTTAAAAAAATTACAGGGTTGGCAAATTACATTATTGGTAGCAATTTTAGGAGCAATAATTACAATCGCTATTAAATTATAGAAGGAGGTATAAAAATGACAGAATTAAAATATATAGGAAAATTTCAACCGAAAGGTATGATTATTGATGTGAAAGAAGAAGATGTCAAAAGGAATTTAGATAGTGGAGAGTATGAAAGATTGAGTAGTTCTCCAAAAAAAGTAGTTGAAGAGAAAAAACAACCAAATAAAAGTTGGACAGAATTAGAAATCTATGATTGGATTAAGTTGAAAAAAATTCCAATAAATTATAAACCAAGTAGAGATAGAAAAGATGATGTTTTGAGTAAATTAAAAGAACGAGGGTTTATAGATGACGATAGTAAGTGAACTGCAAAGTGACTTTAATAGTATTCTGACATATGGAGAACAGATACGAATTAAATACTATAATCAGGCAATTGTTGGTGAATATGATGATGATACTTATATCACTCAAAGTGGTACTGATTTGTGGACATCAGGGGTAGTTCAACCAATTAGTAGCAATCAATATAAGTCAGATGCATTATTACTTCAGCAAGGAAAACTTCTTATGGATGATAAGAAGATTTATGTATGTGGAGATGTACAAACTTCAGGATTAGGACAAATTAAAATTGGGGTTGGTAGTCCTGTTTCACAAGAATATCAAATTATGGAAGATGGACAAGTAAATTCGTGGGAAGTAAATGGCAGCTCAGTCTATAAAAAAATATATGTTAGGTTTTTACCAACTGGAGATTTTATAGGAGAATGAAAGGAGGTGGATTAATATGAAAGATAAATTTGGAATAAAAGGAAAGGTTCATTATGTTTTGAGAGATAAAGACGAAAATATAAAGGATGAAGGAGAAGTTCATAATGATATTACTGTTGGCATGGATGCACACGTAGCAAATCAGATGGCAGACCAAGGTGATGCTCAAATTGGGTTTATTGCTTTAGGCACTGGAACTGGCGGTACTACTGCTTCAACTGATTTAGCTACATATGAAGCAGGTACATTAATTGCTTTGTCTGGAACGCAAACACAAGGAACTGCAGCAGCTGATAATGATGTTGTTTATTCAGGTTTTTGGGATGCAGGAGTAGGAACTGCAAGCATTACAGAAGCAGGAATATTTTTGGGAAGTGCAACTTCACGAAGTGATTTGATGACATACAATGATGGATTGACTATTACAAAGGGGGCAAGCGATACTCTTAAGATAGATTGGACAGTAACGTATGGTGCTTAGTTAAACTATGAGAAAAATTTACTGGGCAACAGTATTAAAATATACGGGGATATCAGTTGGAACTGTATTTGGATTACTGTTTATGTACTTAGTTGCAATAGGTTCTATTTCTAATGTATCTTATTCAGGTGATACTATCTGTGCTGGGACTTTAGAGGACCCTTGTTATGCTTTTATTAATTTCACAGCGAATGAAGATATTTTTATTTATCCTACTAATTATGACCCATGGGGTAGAGATACATTATTCAACTTCGACCCAAATA